TCAATAGGTGCTTTAAAATCCATAAATAGAATAGTTTAGATGTTATTCATTCTCATAACTGTTGATCGGATCCGTAGCGATATCGGCAAACTTGCTGTCCTCGTTCGATTCCTGATGACTGGCGGTTGCCGTTCCGGGAATCTTGGCCACGATATTGCGGATAACCTGTACCTTAGTCTTGTTGTCGGCCGCATTCCTGACGCTATCGCTCAGGCTGTCAAGGTCGTTGACAACTGCCGTCAGATTGTTTTCAGCCGTCTGTCTGGCTGTATTGGCGGCTGTCAAATCGCTTTCAGCTTTGGTTTTCGCTTCATTGGATACCTTGATGGCGTTATTGATGGCCTGCAAGTTCTCTACGGTAAGCGATATCTTACCGTCTTTTTCCTCAATGCCTTCACAATTGAGGATCTGATTAATGAAAGTAAATTCTTTACGCATGGAAATAACTGTATTTGAATTAGAAATGTCTTCAGAGGTATTATTGGCAGGAAACAGGCTTTTGATACCGTCAATGATTTGAGAAACAAGGTTTCTGTCATTGCCTTTGGGTTGCGTTTCCGATTCGGAAGCATTGAGTACCGGTAACGGTAAACCGATGGCAGTAAAGCAGTCGGTTATTTCATTGGTCACCTGAGGCTTTTTATGCACACCGGGAATGATCCTGTCTATGAAGCCCCATTCCTTGACTTCAGCGGCAGGCATCCAGCGTTCTTCTTCCATAAGGGTGATAACGTCCTTCAGACTCTTGCCGCTGCGGTTGATGTACTTCTGTGCAATCATCAAGTCAATCGCCTCGGCACTCTTCTTCTTGTTTTGTAGTTCTTTAATGGTGTCTTCGAGCTGATCAGCATTAAGCTGTCCCCAAATGTCCACGCCCAGGCTGCACTTATGCGCCAGCCACATACCGTCCTCATGCATCTCAATGGACTTGCCACCGAACGCCAGTATGGTAGCCGCCGAAGCATTGAAGCTGATAAATTCCACCGTCACATTGCCATGCTCAGCCATAAGGTTTGCCATGGCGACCGCTTCGGCCACATCACCGCCAAAGCTTGAGACTTTCAGGCGGACGGGTTGGCCTTTTGCCTTATCTAAATAGTACTTCAGATAATTTTTGTTGTAACAATACCGGTCAATACTGCCGAATAATGTGATAACTGTCTCGTTCATATAACTTTTTTGCGCAAAGAAAAGCGCAAAAAAAACGGTACCCAAGGACACAGGGCACCGTCAAACAGGGAATAAGCGTTGTTTTTACGCTTCCAGTTCTTCCAATCCGGATATATAAATGGTGGGTTCATCCTGTACGCAGGTGAATGTAAAAGACGTGCCGTTCCGTTCTGAAACGGAACGCCCGCTTGTCTTGTTCGTGGCGAATAACATAAGTGCGTCTTCTTGACCGCACCAGTGGACTTGGCCGTTACCGTCCACTGCCAGCACATACCACAAGCCACGCTCCAGCGTCTCCATCAGCTGATTATTCACTGAGGAAAGTTTAGGAATCACCCCTTCAATGGAAACATTCCAGCAATCCCCCGCATCATTCACTTCCTTGTCCTCATTATATATATAAGTGTCATTGGCATACACCGGAATGGAAATAATATTCTCCCGGTCGCGAAGCTCCAGGTAGTTCAGACCGGCATTGTAATCCTTACGGATCCGCAAAAACGAGGTCGGGGGAACGGCAATTATCTGCAACAGCCCGCCGACATTTTCAAAATCATAGTTTATCACTTTCATACGCTAATCTTCCTTGCTGGGAAATTGTCCCAAACTCGGACAACTTCCCCAATATAATACGGTTAATAAAATCAAAAATCGTTGTATTCTCCACTGTCTTCCGATATCCGTGTCGGTTATACTCCCTACGGATGGTGTCATAAGACCAGGTGTCTTCAGTAAATCCGAACTTCGTCTGGAAATTGCGGATGGCAGCTGATAGTGGAAGTCCCATACTCACATGGGTATCAAGATACAGAAACAGTATCTGTTTGATCCGCCGTTCAATCTTGGTACCGAACGCCACCACTTCGGTGTTCGACATCGACCAGCCATAACGGTAGAAGTCATCACGGCGTATCTCCACCGCTACACTGGCCGTATAACGGTAGAGGTTACGATATTTGTTTTCGTAGCGTCCGGGTTTGGACAGCCGGGAAAGGAAATCGTTCTGCAACTCCTTGTCGGAAGACAGGTTAACGATTTCAGTCCAGGTATCATCAGGCGTATTGAAATTATGCAAAAGGAACTGCTTAACATACGGTTTGCAAGGCAGCCAACAGACAAATCGGTCTTTCTTTATCATTTAAAGTGTTGATTTTTACACAAATATACTAAATACCGAGCATATAACCAAGTCCTTGCACGGATATAGTGTAAAATTCGTGCGGCAGTACTTTTGTACATGTATACATTTATACACACCTGTATATCAATAGATTATACCCGCACAAAAATCGTACATTCCCGCACTAATTCTTCCGTTTGCGTACTTTTCGGCCTTTTTCCCGAAAAAGTACAATTCGTGCGCTATTTGTGCGCAATTCGTGCGGATTTTGTGCGCCTGTAATTTATTGCATATCAAATTGATATAAGAAAACAACAGTACTTCTGCACGAATGCACGATTTTTTTTCTGTTTTTTAAGGTAGTCTCTTTTTAAAAAGAAGAATAAAAAAAGAATAATATACCCCCTTCGGCAGTTCCCACGACTGTCGCTCATGCACGTTTGTTCAAATCGTTGTTGTAATGGGTTGGGGGAAAGGGGGAAGGGGTAAAAGAAAGAAAAGATAGCATCCGACTGTACTCACGTACCGCCGGATGCAGGCAAACACTCAATATGTACTTTTAAGAATACTCCGTGTTATGTTTTCTCGGAATGACCGGTAATCATCAAAAGAATACTCCTGCTATGGAAGGTCCTCCGGATAGAATACTCTGCAAATGAACTCGTACTCACGGGGAATTGAACGGACTCCTACAACTACACACAGGCCACGGGCGGCCATTTCATATAAACGTTGGTTAGTGAGTACGGCCCCACGAAAATTATAATTGCTACAGAAAACGAAATAGGCCGTTGCCAGGTCTATACTGAAGATATCATTCGATATGATTTTTGCTGCATCTGAAGGGATGCGGGCAAAGCCAAGCCGTACTACCAGGCGACTCAACAGCTGCTTGCGTTCGACCGGATCCGGTGAAACGACCACCAATATTTTATGCTCTTTTTTTAGCATGATTTCTTGCGTAATTCATTGAAAACATGTATCTTTACATCGTAGTAAATTGGCATAATCTACTCCTTTTCCCGTCTCGGAGTGAAGCGATTTACAGAGGGGCTAAAGCCTGTTGTCCGTCTCACGTACTCCACATCATCCGACAACTCCAACTGTCCTGTATGCACATCGTATGGCTGTTCTGCAATGAATGATTTTACGATGTCCTGAAACAGCTTCAGATCTTTTTCCTGGCAACGGTCTGAAATACGGAACTGCTCGCCTTCCGGCAGATTGATACACATCAGATATACTGCATCATAGAACGCCATGAAACGTTCAGGTGCCATCTCGTAGATAGGCATAAGCCGGGCCATAATATCGGAGTGTGTATCGTTCATCAGAATGCAAGCTTATTAGTTGATGCTTCAGGAAGATCACTCTGCGGTGTCAGTTCACCTGCTGCTTTTCCTATGGTAAAGTATTCAATTCCTCCGGATTTGTCATCTATAACCGGCTTTCCGTCTTTATCCAGGAAGAGGGGTAAACCGCTTTTTGCGTCATACTTATGCGGATTGAATACCCAGCCTTTCCATTCACAATATTTCTTCAGTTTGTCTTTAAATGCCGTAGCACTTATAAACTTGCGTTGCTGCGGATCATAGTTACAGAAATTGTCGTAAATCTCCTTACGGGGAGTACGGCGGTGGTTTTCTTCGCTACTAAAATATTCATCCGCCCAGGATATAAGAGTTTCGCCAATTTCCTGTCTGAGTTTACGTTGCTGCAAGCGTTCGCCCGGTGCCTGTACAACTCCAAATTTCAAGTAAAGCTGTATGCAGTTGGCCAACATATTCCAGGTCAGGTTCCACTGCGTGAAGTCCCATTCGGAAAAGAATAATACCCCGAAATCATCCATGGGTTTATGCTGATCATTATAAAAATCGGAAAAAGCTATCAGCCATTGCCGATCAGTATAACTGGAACCCGTGCCACGGATAGCATGATTCGTTGGAATATATACTTTGGGAGACTTTGCGAAAGGATAGGTGATACGCGATCCTCCTTTCTTGTTTACAGTCCAGTCACCGGTAAGGTTAGGAAACAGAAACTCAAAATTGAAATTCTGCATGACATCATCAATAAACACCAGACGGGTCTGTTCATCAATGTCATTCCAAATGAAACTGTCATTGAAGATATCCGTCCGTTTTCCGGATATATAGACTGTATCGACTACCTGGCGCATTAATTCGCCAACAAGCGATTTACCGCTACGGCCGTTACTGTCGCCCACTTCCGACTGCTTGCCGTCCATGCCGATAACGGCACGTGTCACGTTCGCGTCCTTGCACTCCATCAGCATATAGCCAATAGCACACATTTTACTGAGCAAGTGGAGGTTGTTTTCATAAAGTTCGTCTTCTTCAATCTCTTCAGGCTTTTTTCTCCAGGTAAAATTACTGGTATTGATCAGGAATTGCAGATAATGACATTTCTTTCCTTCCGGAGAGAGTTCATAATCATATTTGCCGTCTTTTTCTCTGAAGGCAATGAGGGGATGCCCGAGGTATTTGGCATCGGTGTTTTTCCGCTGTTCTTCCCATATCTGGTGAGTAATACTTTCGTAGCCCACTTCTTTGACTTCATGCTGGGTTATATGCCAACAGCGGTCACGGAAATAGAAGTATTGTTCATCACGGGACGGGGATATAAAATTAGGTTGGATAAAAGCAAGCCTTGACATCTGGAATGGTCCGACATATTGCGAGCCTCCCTTGAGTAACTGATTATTGACGAAGCGACTGCAATTCTGTTCGGCAAAGGCGAACATGAAATCGCGCGCATCTTCTACGTCAATAGTCCGGACTATTGGCGGATCCAGATGGATATACGTCCATAATTTAGTATCGAGCAAACGATATCGCCCGATCCCCCGGTTTTGAAAAAAGGTTTTGGCGGCCACATAATCGTATTCAAACACCGGTATTCTGTTGCCGTTCGTTTCCTTATAGTCTTCATTCCAGAATTTTTCATCTTCATCATAAGGCAAGGCGGATACCAACCTGCCGCTTTCGTCAAATTTCCAGGCATACCGGCCAAAGATAAACTCCGGAAGTTCCTGTAAAACTTCGCGGTGTTGCTCAGCAAATTTTTCGTGACTATGCAGATTCCATAACTCACGTAGTTTCTGATCGTTCCATGTAGTAATTTTAATTATTTCTACATACTTGCCAATTCCGGATTTCTCATTGCATGCAAATTCCAGATCTTGGGCAAGTTCTTCTTCATGGCCACTCAGTTTGTTTGCCAGCAGATCATCCAGTCCCTTGTCACCTTCATCGTTTTTATTGATGTGGCCAATGAATATTTCCACCATGACGCCGCGGTTCTTCAGCATCCGCATATATTCTTTGAAATTTCGGGCAGCGGAGAAGAAACACCGCGGACGTGTATCAACAGGAGTATTGAACTTTATATTGTTGGACAGATCATTCCAGTCTGAATCAAAAATGAAGGCCACTTCTTTAACACCGCAAACGGTGATAATCTTGACAAGATCCTCCGGCAATGCCCCTTTCTGTCCCAGGTTCTGAATACCGCTGACCGCTATTGAGGGAATGCCATGCTTGCATGCTTTTTCAGCCTTCTTTTCCCCTTCCTGGATGTAGAGCCTTGGGAACTGCTCTTTCCTCTTGT